GCTTGCCGGCGCGAAGCGCGTCAGCTGCCAGTTCGGATGCCTTTTCGATTGCCGGGAGCGCCGCCTCGACGGCATGCGCGGCCGCCTGCTGACCATCGAGCAGCTGCTGACCGTTATCAAGATCAAGCTGGGCCGGGTGGAGACCATCGTGGACGCCGCGAGCGGCCGCGCCTACTACGTGCCGCAGTCCATCGCCTTCGCCAGCATGGACCAGGGCGAGTTCAGCGTGTTCTGGCGCGACCTGTGCCGGCTGGTGGCCCGCGACTATTTCCCGGGCATGGACCCCGAGCAGGTGGCCGAGCTGGCCGAAATGATGGGGGACGAGTGAGCTTCGGCAGCGACTACCTGCCGAAGCCCACGCGGGAGGAGGCGGCGCGCATCAAGCGCATCAAGGCGCTGGGCTGCCTCGCCTGCCGGGACGAGGGCCTGGGCATCGTGCCGGGCGAGGCCCACCACCTCACCAAGGTCGACAAGCACGGCCAGGTCCGCCTGGGGCATGCCTTCACCGTGTCCCTGTGCTGCTGGCACCACCGCGGCGAGCCCCACGACGGCCGCACGGTCGCATACTGCCGCGTGGCCTACGGGCCCAGCCTGGCGCTCCAGCCGGTGGCCTTCCGGCGCCGGTACGGCACCGGCCAGCAGCTGCTGGAGAAGCAGGAGCGGGTGCTGCGCGCGGACCCGTGGCGCTCGCTCTGAAGGGGTCGCACTACCTGGGGTAGCCCCCGGCGCGCTACGGTCAGGGCGTCACTGAATCCCAGCGCGGCCCCCGCATGAAGCACCACCCGCTGGCCATCGCCGTCTGGCTGGCCATCAACAACATGGTGAGCTCGTCGTGAGCGAGCGCTGCCGTTCCGTCCTGGCTGGCCCCATGGCCAAGGCTTACACCCTGCTGCCGGCGCGCATGCGCAGCGACCGCGCCGACGTGATGCTGCTGGCCATCGGCCTGCAGGAGTCCCGCCTGCGCTACCGCCGGCAGCTCGGCGGCGGCCCCGCCCGCGGCCTGTGGCAGTTCGAGCTCGGCACCCGCGCGAGCCGCGGCGGCGTGTGGGGCGTGTACCTGCACGCGGCCAGCCGCGACCACCTGCGCGCCCTGTGCGCGGCGCGCGGTGTGGAGTTCGAGCCGCGGGCCATCTACAACGCGCTGGAGCGCGACGACGTGCTGGCCGCAGGCGTCGCCCGCCTGCTGCTGTGGACCGACGCCAAGCCCCTGCCCGAGCTCGGCGACTGGGCCGAGGGCTGGGACCTGTACGCGAACCGCACCTGGCGCCCCGGCAAGCCGCACCCCGAGACCTGGGGCGGGTTCTACGCCGAGGCCCTGGCCACCGTCACCGAGGCCGGCCGCCCATGAGCCTGGACAACGGGACCACCGCCCAGCTCATCACGGGCGCCGTCGCTGCCGCGGCCGTGACCATCACGACCGTGCCGCCCGAGCACGTGGCCGTGCTCGGCATCGCCGCCGACACCCTGCTGGCCGCATGCGCCGGCGCCCTGTTCGGGCTGGCCTACACGAAGCCCGAGACCTGGCAGCGGTTCATGGCCCTGCCCGACGGCACCCTGGGCGAGCGCGTGTTGTGCGCGACCCTGCGCGGCGCCGGCCTGCTGTTCACGCTGGCGTGCAACGCGCTTCTGGCAGGATGGTGCGTGGAAATCCTGCCGCACCTGCCAAGCATGACCTGGACGGCCAAGATCGCACCGCAGCCCTTCGCCGGCGTGCTCGCCTTCGCCGGGCAGTTCACCATCCCCAAGGCCATTCGCGCCATCGATGAGTGGCGCGCCCCGTGGAGCCGGCAGCCATGACCGCCGCCAGCCTGTTCCTGTACGCCCTCGCCGGCATCGTGCTGGTCGCCGTGGTCATGCGGCTGGCCGCCCTGAAGTGCTCGGGCCAGACCCTGCGCTGCCGCGTCACCTGGCACCTGTGGGTGCTCGGCCAGGTGGATATCGCGGTCGGCGCCGTGGCCGTGTTCATCGGCCGGCCGCTGCTGGCGCTCGGCTTCCTCATGCTCGGGCTGGCCCTGCAGTACGGGGTCCGCCTGACTCGCGGGACGTTCGGACCATGAATCAGCTGGCGCTGTGGCCGTGGGGCCTGGGACTGCTGAGCGTGCTCCTGGCGGTGGGCGTGGCGCTGTCGCCGGTGCGCGCGCTGCAGCTGGCGCGCGAGCTCGGCGCCTTCGCGCTGGATAAGGCCCGCGACGGCATCAAGCGGCTGCGCGAGGTGCGCAACTGGTGGCGCGTCGCCTCCCTGTGCCTGGCCATGGTGTGCGTGGGCTTCGCCTTCGCCATCGCCGACGCCAAGCGCGAGGTGCTGTTGGTGCGCGAGCAATGCGAGACCCGCATCGTCACCGTGGAGCGCCAGGCCGAACTGGCCGTGACCTCGGCCAGGAGCGCCCGCGCCGGCCTGCAGCAATGCAAGGCCCGGCTGGAGGAAGAAGTGGGCCGCGCCGCCCGCGTCGCCGAGCTCGAGCGCGAGGCCACCGAGGCCGCCGCCCGCGCCGCCGCCCGCGCCGCGGCAGAGCGCGAGGAGTGGATGCGCACGTATCGAGACCGCCCCGCCGGCTGCCGCGCCGCTCTCGAGGCCCTGGAGGCCGCATGTCCCGCCATCGCCGACTATTGACCGCCGCCGCGCTGTTGGCGCTCGCCGCCTGCAGCACCACCGCGCCGCGCGAGGCGCAGCCTGCCGTGGAGGTCGTGGAAATCCCCGTGAGCCGATATGTGGAGGTCTCTGCGGCCATGCGCAAACTGCTGGCGCCCTGCCCCATCGCCACCGGCCCGCTGCGCGACGTGGTGGAGGTGGCCCGCCTGCGCCGCGAGCAGCTGGAGGCCTGCAACGGCGACAAGGCCGCGGTGCTGGAGCTGCTAGACAAGGCCGAGGCGGAGAACCGCCGCAAGTGAGCACCACCGGCGGTTGCGCGATTTGCTACCCGTGGTAGATTGGTCACACCACGACTGCAACACCATAGACCGCCAACATGACCCCGCCCCGCAAGCGCCCGGCGAAGAAGGCCACGAAGAAGGCCGCATCGAAGAAGGCGCCAGCGAAGAAGCCCCGCCACCCGAAGGCCCGCAGCGAGACCACGCCCATGGACGTGCTCGCCCAGGTGCGCATCCCCATGGCGCTGGACCTGCGCACGAAGGGGCTCACCTTCCGGCAGATCGCCGCCGAGCTGGGCGTGGACGTGGCCACCGCCCACCGCTACGTGAAAACCGAGATTGCCCGGCTGGACGCCCTGCTGGCGAAGGTCTGGCCGTTCGCCATCGGCGACCTGCGGCCGCTCATCGCGGAGCTGGAGGCCCGACAGGCCGAGCTCGCCGAGATGGACCCGAAGAAGGCGAAGAAGTCGCTGGTGGCCAAGCTGCTGGAGACCTTCGTGGAGGGCATCCCGCAGGACGATTACCTGAAGCGCGCGCTGGACATCATCAAGATCCGGGCTCGGCTGCTGGGCCTCGAGGCGCCGGTGAAGCACGCCCACACCGACCCGACGGGCGAGGAGGAGCGAGCCGTGCCGGTGGCGTTCCCGGTGCCGCCGCAGCTGGACCCGGCGGCGTGGCAGAAGTTCGCGGCCGAGGCCGCCAAGCAAGCGAACGAGTGACCAACCGCCCGCGAGGAGGCCCCATGAACCACGACCAGCTCGCCGAGGACCTGGCCGACCACCTGCGGGGCTACAGCGTGCCCATGGTGGTGTGGACCGACATGCAGCTGGGGCCGGCCGGAAGCCCCCGCCCAGACGTGTACGCCATCGAAAAGACCTACACCGCACTGCGCGCGCGGGTGTTCGAGGTGAAGGTGAGCCGCGCCGATTTCCTGTCGGACGTGACCAGCGGCAAGTACCTGCGCTATGCCGCCTTCGCCGGCTCCGTCACCTTCGCCACGCCCGCCGGCCTGGTGAGCAAGGACGAGGTGCCCAAGGGCTGCGGCCTCATCACGCGCTCGCCGGATGGCGTCTGGCGCTACCAGCGCAAGCCGACCCTGCAGCCCACCCCCGACCTGCCGACCCACGCCTGGCTGAAGCTGGTCATTGACGGATGCGCCCGCGAGCGCGAGGTGCAGCGGGCCGCGAAGTGTGGGCCGCGCGCGACCACCGAGTGGTGCCACCAGCGGCGCGTCCGTGAGCGGTTCGGCGCCGAGCTGGCGGCCATCGTGGCCGACCGCGACAACGCCGTGCGCGCCCTGCAGGCGCAGGCCGAGGACGCGCGCAGGGAGTACCAGGACCGCGAGGCCCAGCAGCGCGCCAAGGTCGCCGAGGAACGCCGGCAGCTGGAGGACATGCTGGCCGAGACCGCCCGGGCCCTCGGGCTCAAGGAGGGCGCCAGCGTGTGGTGCATCCGGCGCGAGCTCGACGCCCGGCTGAAGGGTGACATGGCCGAGCGCATCGAGTCCGCCCTGCAGTCCATCGACCACGCCACCCGCATGCTGGCGCAGCGCCGCGAGGAGCTGGCGCGCCTGGTGCCGGCCAAGGAAGCGCTGCCGGCGTGAGTGCTGTTCTCGCTGAGCACCGACCCGGCGACCCGCCGCTGGACCTGACGGCGGCGCCCCCGCTGCGGCCCATATGGGTGCCCAACCCCGGGCCGCAGACCCTGCTGGTCACCTGCCCGATTTGGGACGTGCTCTACGGCGGCGCGCGCGGAGGCGGCAAAACCGACGGCCTGCTGGGCGACTTCACCGGGTTTTCCATCTTCATCGACCAGGTGCGCAAGGGGCTGGCCAAGTGGCCGGGCGTGAAGCTGTCCCCCGCCGCCCACGCGCGCGGCCTGTTCGTGCGCCGCACCTACGACGAGCTGGACGAGGCGGTGGCCCGCTCGCACGAAATCCTCGGCCCGCTGGGCGCGAGCTGGAAGCCATCGAAATACACCTGGGCCCTGCCGTGGGGCGGGTTCCTGAAAATGCGATACCTGCAGCGCGACGCCGACGCCTCGCGCTACCAGGGGCACAGCTACAACTGGCTGGGCGTGGACGAGGCGGGCAACTTCGCCAGCCCGGACCCCATCAAGAAGCTGACCGCCACCCTGCGCGACCGCAACGGCGTGCCGGTGCGCAAGCGCATGTCCGCGAACCCCGGCGGACCCGGCCACGGCTGGCTGAAAGCCGACTATGTGGACCCGGCGCCGCCCTTCGTGCCGCATGTGGACCCCGACACCGGCCTGCCGCGCGTCTACATCCCCAGCCGGCTGCAGGACAACCCGGCGCTCATGGTCAACGATCCGACCTACCTCACCCGCCTGCGGGGCTCCGGCCCGGCCTGGCTGGTGCAGGCCTGGCTGAACGGCGACTGGAACGCCGCGCCCGAGGGCGGAATCATCCGCATAGCCTGGCTGCAGCGGTACGCCCAGCTGCCCGCGGCGCCCGAGGCCTTCATGCGGGTGCACAGCTGGGACACCGCCTACAAGGCCGAGCAGCACAACGACCCAAGCGTGCTGACCGACTGGACGGCCGCGACGGCCGGCGCGGGCAAGCCGCCCGGGTTCTACCTGCGCGACGTGTTCCGCGAGCGCCTGACCTACCCGGACCTGCGCCGGCGCGTGATCGAGTTCGCCGAGCGCGACACCCCGGACGCCATCCTGATCGAGGACAAGGCGAGCGGCCAGTCCCTGCTGCAGGACCTGCGCAACAGCACCACCCTGCCGGTCATCGCCGTGGAGCCCGACGGCGACAAGGTGACCCGCGCCCTGCGCGTGACCCCGCTCATGGAGGCCGGCCGCGTCCTGCTGCCCGAACGCGCGCCCTGGCTGCTGGACTATGAGCTGGAGCTGACCCTGTTCCCCACCAAGGGCGTGCACGACGACCAGGTGGACAGCACCACCCAGGCGCTGGATTGGATGGCGCGGCACGCCGCCCTGGGCTTCGCCTTCGCCAGCAGCGGCGAGGCCCGGCAGGCCGCCCAGGCCCCGGGCGCGGACCTCGGCGCAGGTCGCACTACCCACGATAGCATCGGCTGGGGCACAGTTCCCGGCGGAACCGATACCACCGGATTCATGTAATGGCCAAGACGCCCGCGCGACCCATCAAGGAGGAGCTGGCCCGCCCCGACAGCGCGCTGCTGCTGGGCAGCAGCTTCACCAACCTGCTGACCATCGATGATTCGGTGCTGGAGTCTCGAGGGCGGGACTACCGCATCTACCGCGAGGTGCTGCGCGATGACCAATGCGCTAGCACGTTCGCCCAGCGCCGGCTGGCGGTCACCTCGCGCGAGTGGGACGTGGACCCGGCCAGCGACTCGGCCCTGGACAAGGCCGCGGCCGACTTCCTGCGGGAGCAGCTGAAGGCGCTGGAGTGGGACCGCATCACCGATAAGATGCTGTATGCGCGTTGGTACGGCCACGCGGTCGGGGAATGCCTGTGGGACACCGACGGCCAGCGCGTGGTGCTCGCCGACGTGAAGGTGCGCGACCGTGGCCGTTTCCTTTACGACGACCAGGGCGGCCTGTACCTGCAGAGGCCCGGCGCCGGCAAGCCGGTGCGCATGCCCGAGCGCAAGTTCTGGACCATCAGCACCGGCGCCGACACCGACGACAGCCCCTACGGGCTGGGCCTCGCGCATTTCTGCTACTGGCCGGTGTTCTTCAAGCGGAACGATATCAAGTTCTGGCTGGTGTTCCTCGAAAAGTTCGGCATGCCCACGGCGCTGGGCAAGGCGCCGGCCGGCCGGCTGGAGGACAAGGCCTTCCGCGACAAGGCGCTGGCCGCGCTGCGCGCAATCGCCAGCGAAACCGCGGTGCTCGCGCCCGAGGGCGTGGAAATCGACCTGCTGGAGGCCGCCCGCAGCGGCGCCAGCGACTACGACACCATGCGCAAGGCCATGGACGCGGCCGTGGCCAAGATCGTGATCGGCCAGACCGCCAGCAGCGAGGGCACCCCCGGGCGGCTGGGCAACGATGACCTGCAGGCCGACGTGCGCCTGGACCTCATCAAGGCCGACGCTGACCTGGTGTGCGAGTCCTTCAACCGCCAGGTGGCCCGCTGGCTGACCGAGTGGAATTTCCCGGGCGCCGGCGTGCCGAAGGTCTGGCGCAAGACCGAGCCCGAGGAGGACCTGAGGGCGCGCGCCGAGCGAGACGCGAAAATCTACGCCCTCGGGTTCGAGCCGACCGAGGACTACGTGCGCGCCACCTACGGCGAAGGCTGGCAGAAACGCGCCATGCAGTCCGGCCTGACCCCGGAGCAGGTGACCGGCCAGCTCGCCCAGGAGTTCGCCGAGGTGGGCGCCATCGCCACCCTGAAGGCCGGCCAGCGCGCCGACCAGCAGAGCATCCACGAGGCCGCCATCTACCTGGCCAACCGCTACCAGGACGTGCTCGGGCCGCGCGTGCAGCAGCTGCTGGACTACGCCGAGGAGACCGGCGACTACGAAACCATGGGCAAGCGCCTGCTGGAGCTCATGGCCGAGCCTCCGCCGCGCTCCGCGCAGCAGGCGGTCATGCGCGCCGGCGTGTTCGCGCGCCTCATGGGCCGCCTGCGGGCGCAGCGATAGGAGGCCGCCGCGGTGGTGAAGCGTGTTCGATACGAAATCCTGCCGGTCGCGTTCAATGAGCGCGCCAACGGCATGCGCTGGAAGGTGACCCGCGGCCGCGAGCGGCTGGCGCTGTACCGCACGCAGGCCGAGGCCGTGGCCGCCGGCGTGGCGCTGGGCCGGCTGGACTGGGCCGATGGCCGCCCGGCCGAGCTCATCATCAAGGGGCGCAATGGCCGCATCCGCGACTCGCGCACCTACGGCCGCGACCCGCGCCACATCCGGGGCTGACGTGAGCCGCGCCCAGGACATCCTCGACTTCCTAGACGGCCCGGTGGGCTCCAGTTTCACGCTGGCGCCCGAGGAGGCCATGGCGTTCTTTGCCGCCAAGGGGCTGCGAACCACCTTCGACTGGCGCGACATGCTGGGCACCCAGCACACCGCAGCGTTCACGGTGGCCAAGATGATGGACATCGACCTGCTGGCCGATGTGCACGCCAGCCTGCTGGAGGCCATGGCCACCGGCAAGCCGTTCCGCGAGTGGGCGGACGGCATCGTGCCGCTGCTGCAGGCGAAGGGCTGGTGGGGCCGGAAGGCCGTGGTGGACCCGCTCACCGGAACCACCGTGGTGGCCGAGCTCGGCAGCCCCGGGCGGCTGCAGACCATCTTTCGCACCAACATGCAGACCGCCTACGCGGCCGGCGCCTGGTCGCAGATTCAGGAGCAGGCCGAGGTCGCGCCCTACCTGCTGTATGACGCCGTGGACGACCACCGGACCCGGCCCGAGCATGCGGCATGGGACGGGCAGGTGCACCCGGTGGACTCGCCCTTCTGGCGGGACCACTACCCGCCGAACGGCTGGAATTGCCGGTGCTCGGTCATCCAGCTATCGGCCGAGGACCTGGACGCGCTGGGCCTGACCGTGACCCCGCCGAAGCGGGACGCGACCTACACCTGGACCAACCCGCGCACCGGCAAAACCGAAAAGGTCCCGGTGGGGCTGGACCCGGGCTGGAATTACAACCCCGGCGCCGACTACCTGAAGCACCTCACGCAGACCGCCATCACCAAGGCGCGCGCGCTGCCGCCGCAGGTGGCGCCGGCCGCTGTGCAGGGCCTGAACGCGACCGAGAGCGCCGCACTGACCGCGCTGGAGGCCGAGGTGGCCGAGGCGCAGAAAGCCCTGGCCAAGGCCATGGGCGCCGCGGCCATGAAGCGCGCCTCCACGAAGGCCGCCGAGCGCAGCGCCCAGTGGCAGCTGGACAACGCCGTGGCCAGCAAAACGCCGTACCTGTCCACGGCCATCAAGCAGCTGTTGGCATCGAAGGCCGCGAAGGGCATGTCTCCGTCGGAGCTCCTGGCCGCGGCGCAGGCGAAGGCCGCCCAGGCGAAGGCCTCGGCCAACCTGTCCAACTGGAAAAAGGCCTATCTTGCCGACAAGGCCCCGAGCCCGGCCCAGCAGGCCGCGTTCGATGCCCTGCCCGACGATGCGCAGCAGGCGCTGCTGCAGCAGCTGGACGCCATCAAGGCCGACAACGCCCTGCAGGCGGCCGCCCAGCAGCAGCTGGACGCCATCGCCGCGAAGCCCGCGGGCACGCTGGAGGCCAAGGCGCTGGCCAAGCTCGCGCCCCAGTACACGAAGCCCGCCGACCTGCTGGCCGCGGTGCAGGCCGAGGTCGCCGCGCAAAAGGCCGCCATCAGCAAGGCCACCACGCTGGCGGGCCTGAAAAAGTCCCTCATCGCCGGCAAGACCCCGACCCTGGCGCAGGCGCAGCTGCTGGCCGATCTCACCGACGACGCGAAGGCCGCGCTGCTGGCCGAGGTGGACGCCGCGAAGGCCGCCCAGGCCGCCAAGGTGGTGACCCCTCCCGAGGCCGCGAAGCCCGCGCAGGTACTGCCCGAGCCCGAGGTGCCGCTGAACCCGGACAGCCTGGTGCAGATCGGCCCGCAGAAGGGCAGCAACCCCGGCGGGCTGTACCAGGACCCCGACACCGGCGTGAAGTGGTACGTGAAGCGCCCGAGCAACCCGGAGCAGGCCCGAAACGAGGTGCTGGCGGGCGCCCTGTACCGCCTGGCCGGCATCGACACGCCCGAGCTGCGCCTGATCCGGCACCAGGGCCAGACCGCCATTGCCTCGCGCATCGTGGACGGCCTGGAGGTGGGCACGCCGGCGCAGCTGGCCGCCGCCGCGGGCACCGCCGAGGGCTTCGTGGTGGACGCCTGGCTGGCCAACTGGGACGTGGTGGGCCTCGGCTTCGACAACCTACTGCTGAAGGGCGGCCGCGCGTGGCGCGTGGACACCGGCGGCGCGCTGCGCTTCCGCGCGCAGGGCGGCCTGAAGGGCCAGGCATTCGGCGACCAGGTGCTGGAGCTGGACAGCCTGCGCAACCCGGCCATCAATCGGCAAGCCGCGGCCGTGTTCGGCAAGCTCACCCAGTCGCAGATCGAGGATGGCGTGCGCCGCGTGCTGGCCATCCCCGAGGACCGCATCCGTGCCCTGGTGGAGGAGCTGGGGCCGCTCAACCGCGCCGACCGCGACAAGCTGCTGGCCACCCTGCTGGCGCGCCGCGAGGACCTGGCGCGCCGCTTCCCGAACGCCCGCCCGCGCGCCGAGCCCCCGGCGCCGGTGGCCACTGCCCGGGTTACCGAGTTCGAACAGGCCGAAATCGAGGCCAGCCGCGCGAACGGCTACACGCTGGCCACCGACGGCGCCGATATCGAGGACCACCACGTGGTGGCCATGACGTACACCACGGCCCAGGGCACGCAGGCCACGCGGCTGGCGCTGAAGCTGCGCCCGGATGCCGCCAAGCGCCTTCAGGAGGAAATGGCCGACATCGCCGGCGCGCCGGTGCTGGCCGACCTCACCACCGTGAAGGCCAAGGGCCTGGAGCTGCTGAAGGGCATCAACAGCCAGGCGAAGTCCGGCGGCGTCATCCGCCCGGACAAGGAGCTCACGCGGCTCGCGGCGTTCAAGTCGGCGCTGCAGGACGCGCGCGGCGGCCTGCACGCGAAGGTGGCCACCATGCCGGCCGCCCAGCGCCAGGCCTACACCCGGCAGCTGCTGGACCTCGAGGACCTGGAGCGCAGCCTGGACGACTATTTCCGGCGCCTGAAGCCCGGCGACAAGGCCGAGGCCTTCCCCGCCTTCGATTTCAGCAAGGTGCCGGACGCCATCGAGGGGCCGATGCCGGAGGCCAAGGCATCGCGCACCCCATGGAAGAAGGTCCGCTTCCGCTACAACCGGGCGACCATCAAGGCCGGCCGCGTCATCGAGGACGGCCAGCAGCTGGACGCCAGCCACTACGCGCGCACCACCTACACCGCCGAGGTGGACGGGGTGCGCATCACCTACGTGGCCGACACCACGGACAACGCGGTGGCCATCCGCGGCTATGCGCAGATCGATGTGGACGGGGTGGGCGCCGATGCCACGGCGCGCGCGCTGGCGGCGCTGGAGCGGCTGGGCGTGGACTCGAAGCGCGCCACCCCGGAGCATCGGCTGGAGCTGTACCTGGATCGCCACCTGTACCTGCGCAGCGCGAAGGACCCGGACCTGGAATCGAAGTGGCAGGCCATCGGGGCCGAGCCCGACCAGGCGGTGCGCATCGAGCGCAAGCTGGAGCTGTTGAACAAGGTCGCCGGCTTCGACGTGCGCACCTCGCCCTACTGGGACCCGGAGGGCCGACGCCAGGCCTTCGGCCACGGCCGTCTCATCCAGTACCGGGCGGACCTGAAGCCCGAGGACGTGACCCGGTTCAACGCCGAGCACGTGATTTTCCACAACCCGGCCGGCCTAGGGTGGAACGGCGGCAGCGGCGTGCTGGAGCGCTTCCAGCTGCTGGTGCAGTCCGGTGGCCAGCTGGCCAGCCAGGTGGACCGCATCCGCCGCGGCGTGCCGCTGACCGGATCAAGCGTGGCCTCCGACTTCAGGAGCGGTGGCGCCTCCTACGTGTTCACCCGCCTGTCGGCGCGCGACGGCCTCATCCGCCAGCACGGCGCCGGCTTCATCCTGAAGCCCGAAACCGCCATGCGGCTGGACGCCTTCAGCTACTCGGGCGACCGATTCGGAAGCGTGGACCGCAAGACCCAGCGCAGCGACCGCGCGGTGGACCTGGACGGCATGCGCCGCAACGCCCGCAGCAGCAACAACGAAACCAACTTCCGCGACTCGGTGGCCCTGTTCGATGCCGTGGAATACGTGGTGCTGAACACCGCCGCCGAGCGCAATGCAGCCATCGCGTTCATGCGCGAGAACGGCTATTCGACCTGGCCCGACGGCCGCCCGCTGGAGTCCGTCATCATCACGACGGCATCGAGCCCCTATCGGAGGTGACCGCATGCGCCTGAACGCCCCCGCCGTCATCCACCTGGCCACCAACGTGGCCGGCGTGCGCGTGGCGGCCTTCACCTGGCACACCGCCACCGGCGTGGCATGGCTGGAACCGGACTACCTGGAGCCGGAGCCGCCGCCGCGGCCGGCGTTCCACCACTTCGCGGGCGAGGTGCGAGAGCACGCGAACGGCGCCACGGTCTACGGCGCCGACGGGCTGGTGCTGGTGCAGGATGCCGAGGCCTCGGCCGGGGACGATGCGCTGGTGCCGCCCGAGGCGGCCGCGGCGCTGGCTCGCCTGCGCGAGCTGCTGGAGCTCGCCGGGACCACGTGGGAGGACGAGCGGGCGCGGGTGTCGGAGCTGCTGGCCGACGACCTGGCGGCCCACGGCGGGGTGGTGGCCTAGCCCTCGGGGCCTCGGCGCAGCAGCTCCTCGAGGCCGTCCAGCCCGAACATGCGGGCGTAGTCGGCCTGTTCGGCCGGCGACAGCATGCGCCCGCCGGCCAGCGACTCGGCGCGCGGGGCGGGGCCGACGCGTGGCGGCGGCCGCAGGTCCTCGGTGACCCCGCAGAACGTGCATTCGGCAACCGTGGGCGCGTGCAGGGGCCCGAGGTGTCGCACGCTGTGGCTGCCGCAGACCGCGCAGCGCAGCATCGCCGCCTCGGCTTGCTCGGCGGGGGTGGGGCGTCCGGGGCCGGTCATGGCAGCAGGTCCGCATTGCGCAGCCAGCGCTGCGCGGTGGGCAACGGCAGGGTGAAGCGGGCGCCGGACTCCTGAAACACCAGCGACACGTCGGGCTCGCCGCCGTCCGACCGCTCCTGCACCTTTTCCACGTGCACCGTGCGCGGCTCGCCGCGGGCGGTGGTGTGCGCGTACCAGGCATCAGTGAACACCGGCGGCGACGGCCGCGCGTCGCCCTCCGCGGCCGCGTCCAGCCCCTGGAACGGCTCGGCCGCGTGCTGGGCATCGAACATCACCTGCCAGGTGTCGTGCATGGCGCGACTGCGGCGATGGTCGCCGGCGGGGATGGCGCCCTTCACGTTGGTGTAGGTCATGCCGAGCGCGTGGAATTCCAGCGCTCGCGCGACCACCGGCCGCGGCACCTCGGCCCGGTAGAGGTAGTCCGCGCGAGGGGTACGGGTCACCCTCGCGTCGGGGAACACCCGTTCGATATCGCCCTTGAACCGGGCGCGCACCAGCAGGGTGTCGGGCTTGTCGCGGTGCGCGACGATGGACAGCATGGCATTGGGGAAGAAAATCCACATGGGCGTGCGCCTCCTCGCGCGTGCCTCGGGGTCAGTAGGTTGCGGCGGCCAGGATGGCGGCCAGGATGGCGACGACCAGCCCCCACGACGCCAGGCAGGCCAGGGCCCGGCCTCTGGTGCGGCGCGCGGGCAGGCGGCCGGTGGCGCGCTGGATTTCGTAGGCTACGCCGGCGGCCAGCATCCGGGTGCCGAGCTCGGCGGGAATGCTGTCGCGGTTCATCGCGGCGCGCCTATCAGCAGGGACACCACCGCGTCGGCGGCGGTGGTGGGTGGCAGGGGTCGTGGTCATGCAATCATCCTCCAGGCGTTGAGCGCTTCGCGCGCGGCGAGGTCGCAGCGGATGGCGGCCTCGATCATTCGTAGCTGGCCGAGCACCGGGCGCCTGACAAGCTCCCGATGCCCGGCGTACTGCGCGGCGGCATGCGCAGATGAACGGCGAGCCCGGCGCCAGTAGGCCATGCTGCGCAGCGGGTCGCGGTCCAGTACCAGCCAGCGGTTGCCGTGCTCCCGCCGGCGTTCGTGGCCCACCAGCGTGGCGGAAACGCGGCACAGGCGGACGCTCATGAGGCACCCCCTCGCTCTTTCTTGCAGTAGTAGCAATCGCAGCGCATGCCCGCCTCCCGCTGCCGGCGCCCTTCGCGCCACGCTTCATCAAGTACGGCCCTGCGCACGCGCGACTCAACCACCAGCCGCGTGAATCTGCTCTTGTCGTCGTGATAGCCGGCGATGCGAGCGGTCCCGATGTCGATATCCCGGCGGGTCATGCCAGAACCTCCGGCGAGATCCAGTCCGCGACCTGCACGGGTCGCTTGCCATTCCGCTGCTGGACGAAACGGGTGGCGCTGGCGAGGTGGCAGTAGATGAAGCCGTCCTCGGGCCGCGTTGCGCCCTTGGCGATGACGCGCCACTGGTCGCCGTCGTGCTCGATCACCGGCAGCTCATCCACCGGCCCGATCACAGCGCACCCCGCAGGTACTGCACGGTCCACACGACCGCATTGGCGACCAGCAGCACGCGCAGCACGCGCACCATCCTCCGCGCGCGGAGCACGGCGCGGGCGCGTTCGAGCGCGAGGCGTTGCTTCGCGGCGATGTATTCCGGACTGAGGCGTCCGGCCTTCAGGCCCTCATGGGCGTCATAGGTGGAGCGGTCCATGGTGTTCTCCCTGCCCGGTCCCTACCGGGTGCAGGGATAGACTACTACCAGCAGTAGCGAATTGCAACACCCCGCCGGGAAGCGGTCGCACTACCGCGCAGCGGCGCGCATCGGCACGATCCCATGCCATGAAGCGCGTCCCCATCTTCAAGCCCGGCCGCCATACCGCCGCCAACGGCGTCACGCTGGAATTCAGCGAGGAGCAGCTGGCCGCGTCCATCGCCGCCTACGACCCGAAGGTGCATGAGGCGCCGCTGGTCATCGGCCACCCGAAGGACAACGGCCCGGCCTACGGCTGGGTGTCCGCCCTGTCCTTTTCCGAGGGCGAGGTGGTGGCCGAGGTGGACCAGGTGAACCCGGAATTTGCCGAGCTGGTGAAGGCCGGGGCGTTCAAGAAGCGCAGCGCATCGTTCTACACCCCGGACAGTCCGGCCAACCCGGTCCCGGGCGTCTACTACCTGCGGCACGTCGGGTTCCTCGGCGCCCAGCCGCCGGCGGTCAAGGGCCTGTCCCCGGTGCAGTTCGCCGAGGACGAGGAGGGCGTGGTGGAGTTCGCCGACGACGCCTACGCCAGCAGCACGGTGGCCCACCTGTTCCGCCGCCTGCGCGAGTTCATCCTGGCCAAGTTCGACCAGGAGACCGCCGACAGCGCGCTGCCGTCTTTCTACGTGGAGGACCTGGAGCGTGCCGCGGCCGACAAGCGCGCCCAACTCACCGCCGAGGCCACCACCCAACCCGCGTTCAACGAGGACCCGAGCATGACCACGCAGAACACCAACACCAACGCCCAGGACGAGCAGCTTCAGCGCGACCTGGAGGCCGCCCGCGCCCGCGTGGCCGAGCTCGAGGCGCAGGCCGCCAACTTCAGCGAGCGCGAGGCCGCGCTGCGCGAGCGCGAGCGCCGGGCCGCTGTCGCCACCATCCGCGCCGACTTGGACCAGCACGTGAAGGCCGGCCGCATCCTGCCGGCGCACGCCGGCGCTCTGGCCGAGTTCATGGCCAGCCTGTCCGACGAGGGCGAGGTGGTGGAGTTCGGCGAGCCGGTGAACGGCGCCGCGCCGAAGCTGTCGCCGCGCGCGTTCATGGCGGCATTCGTGGCCTCGTTGCCGAAGGCTGTGGAGTTCGGCGAGCTCGCCGGCGGCACCGGCCCGACCGCGGGCGACCTGTCCGCCAACGAAATTGCCGAGCGAGCGCGCGCCCACATCAAGAAGGTCCGCGAGGAGACCGGCCGCGAAGTGTCCTACGTGGAGGCCGTGAACCACGTGTGCGCCGAGGCATCCGGCAGCTGACCGGCGCCCGCGGCAGCCCCCCGCCGTCCGACCCCTACCCCCGAGGAAACAGCCATGCACAACCCCGGCCTCATCAAGTCCCTGCGCGCTGGCGCGGCCATCGCCGCCAACCGCATCGTCAAGTTCGGCAGCGATGACCTGCACATCGTGCAGGCCGCGGCCGCGTCCGATGCCCTGATCGGCGTCACCACCCTGGGCGCCACCGCGTCGGAGCAGGTGTGCGACTTCGCCACCGAGGGCCTGGCCACCGTGGAATACGGCGGAGCAGTCACCCGCGGCGCGTTCCTGACCTCCGACGCCCAGGGCCGCGCCATCGAGGCCACCGCCGCCGGCCAGCGCGTCATCGGCGTGGCCATGGTGTCCGGCGTCAGTGGCGACCTTGGCTCCGTGAAGATCTCCCCGGGCACCTA